CTTGACATACCATCTTATTTTTGCTATTAAATAAACAACGGCTTAACAGCAGAAACTGCTGTCAAGCCGCATCAATTATCATAGAAGATCTAAATTTACAGAAAAAATTTCACACCGTCGCTTCTTCCACTCAACTTATCAAAATTCAGTGTTTTGTAGCAAGTTAAAATGTTCCTTTCGCAAAACCTTCCAAAAGCATATTTATCGAACACTCAATAATTCCTAATTATCAACTCCTTAAAAACCTTCTCACCGCCAATAGCCACTCCGAGATTATTAACCCGCTCAACCTCTTCAATATGAAATCCCTCATACAGATTCCGCACAAACGCATCATCATTATATGTAAGAATCCACTTTCCTTTCAGATTATATAACATTTCTGCCAATTTTCGATGTTCAGTTTCTCCAAAATCATCCTTCATCTGATAGAACTTTTCCGTTCCATGATAAGGTGGATCTATAAAAAACAGCGTCCTTTCGGAATCATGAATCTGTAGAATTTCATCAAAAGATTTATTCTCAATCAGTACCTTGATTAATCGTTCATGCACCGCCTGCAAATTTTTTATTGCAGATACATCCTTAAATCCAACTCCAAATGTAGACACCTTAGATCCATAAGATGCTTTAATCAAATAAAACATTCGTGCCGCTCTCTGCAGTTCTGTCATTGTTTCCGGTTGCATTCCCCGTTGTCGGAAAAATTCTTCTCTGCTGTTTAGCATAAAACTGAGCTCAGCTTGCAACGCCTCTGGATGATATTTTACCATCCGAAAAAGATTCACCAATTCTCCATTGATATCATTGTATACCTCTTTAGAATGAGGTGTTTTCCCGAATAACACCCATGCTGCACCGCCAAACGGCTCAACATATTTTTCTATTTCTTCTTTCGGAAATTTCTTGATAATTTCCTTTCTAAGCAGTTTTTTCCCACCTACCCAAGAAACAAAACTATTCATATTGATCGCTCCTTTCTCTGTTCATCATCCCACAAAGAAAGTCTCTTAAAGTCTCAATTTTTCACACAAAAAAATTAAGGGGACGGATAACCGCCCCCTACCATTTTCGCGACCTCACGAAAAAGCTTATTTCTTCGTCAGCACTGCCACATTTCCCTTACTGGTAACACTATACCCGATAGCATCCGCCACATCCCGAATTTTGATATAGTTTGTGCCATCCTTAAGGATACGTTCTGTCATGTGTTCTTTGCCGTCAATAATAACCTTGCATTTTTCTACCACTTCATCATCCCTCATTTCGTATTGAAATACATCCTCGACCAACAGCCAATGCGTGAATTTATTGCACCGCAGGGGGACTTCTCGCACGCCGTAAGCCGATCCATCCGCCGCCACATAATACGGATGCCCATTCTTCATCCCGGTATAAACCCCGATATGCCCCTGCATCCAGACCAACGCCCCGATGGGTGCTTTTTCAATGGTGGAAATGGGGTTGATTTTGGTTGCCCTTGCCTTCCACTGTCCCGAACCCAGCGTCACGCCGCACGCCCACGAAATCAGTCCGCTGCAATCCACGCAGACCTTGCCGATTTTCTCCCTGTCACTCAGCCAGACCATTTTCCCGTAGGTATTTTTCAGAAATTTATAGTTCTGCTCCGTCATAACCTTGCCCTTCATGCCGTAAACATAGGGCGTGCCGATTTTGGAGCGGCAGAAGGCTACCAGCTCCTTGCCTGTCATTCTTTTCGCCATATAATCACCCCTTTACAAGCTCTCTGACCGTTTTGTTTTCCTTCAGCAGCTTTCGCATTTCCTCCAGTGCCTCATCCACCCACAGGGAGAAGGTGTCGAAGGATACCGCCATAGCCAATGCAGGGAACCGCTGGATAAATAAATCGTAGGTCTGCCGCAGCTTCAGCTTCCCTGTGCCGCTCCCCAGCTCCGCCTCTGCCTGTGTGACCGCCCACAACAGCCATTCCTTTACCCTTTCTCTCTGCTCGGATGTTGGCATTTTCAGAAACCGCCCGATGCACACACCGACCATCCCTGCAACCGCCATCAACGCAACCACCAGATACCAATTTTCCATTAAAAACACTATTCCATCTCCTTTCCTTCCGCTCGCCGTTTCCTGCGTTCCTCCGCCCTGCGTTCTGCCTGCTCCACACCCTTATCGTACAGCTTCATCAATCCGCAGATACCCAATTCCGTACCGAACAGCAACAGTGCGGACGATACGATGGAAGAAATGTCAACGCAGAAACACGCCAAAATAATACCCACAACAACAACGCACACACAAAACGATAGGGACAAAACCACAATCGTTGTCATGGTATCGTTATTGATTTTAAAACGAATCCGTCTGCGTTTTTTCATCATAAACCGCCGCCATTCAGCAGGAACCCGATTGCCGCACCGACAACCACCGCAATCGCCTTATCAATCAGTCCATCCCAACGCTTTGCCGGCTTGGAAACCAGCTGCTTCACATCGTCCTTGATTTCCCCGACATCTGTTTTGATATGCTCCTGCTCGTTCTGCAGAACTGAAAACGCCTTCGTCAATCCGTCAAGGTTGTCCTGCCGCTTCTCCATGCGGTCAATGCGCTTGTGTGCGCTTTTCGTGCTGTCCAGTGCCTCCTGCACCATTTTTTCTATTGCTTCCATGCTGTCATCCCCTTTCTCAACTCTGCACCTGTGTCGCTGTAACATGGTGCGGATTGTTAAAATCATTCAAATGCTGTTGGAGCAGTGTCATAACCGATGCCGCATTGATGTACGCAGAGGACGCAAGCGAACCGCTTTTCACGCCACTGGTAACGGATGCCGCAAGCGTGGGAATGAAATCCCCCAGCTCCACCTCATTGTACTGCTCCAGAAGGCAATCCCATTCATAGGAAATAACCTTCGCCTGCTTCCGAAATCCCATTTTTGTATTGATAACCGTTACCATATCCCCCAGAAAGACCTCCTCCAGAACGGCATACTCCCGATACTCCACCGTCTTTTCCAGTGCCACAAAATCCACCTTAATGTTGATGCTTGGAATATCACAGCCGCCATCAAGCAACGCCTGTGCCTCCTCCTGCACCTCGGAGAGCGTCTTATTTTCGTCCTCTAGGGTGTAAATCTTCGGGTAGATATAATCGCCCAGATGGGGACTGTCAAGCGTTACACTGCCGTTCTTGCCGTAGCAGACAATGCGTGTCTTGACCTCCGATTCATCCTCTGTGATCTCAAGCCCGACAAGGTTTTTCCCATAGCGGATAGAAACGCCCCTGTCCTGCCCCAATGCCGCCTTGACGGATACCCGAAAGCCATCCCGCAGCAGCTCGCCACCGTAGCCCTTGACAAACGAGGTTGCTTCGTCATCGTCCGACAGTAACGCTTGTACGGGATTCATGCGCCCTGTTGTGAGCGTCCCTGTCAGCGAAATATCCGTATCAAAGGAAAAGGGCATGGGATAGGCAAACGCCGCCTGCATGGCTGCCAGAGCCGCCGTAGCCGTACCGCTGTGGCTGATTGGTTCGCACTGGTTGTCCAGCAGGTCATAAAAGATATGCCTTGCGTTGACCGAAATTTCCTTCATGCTCGGCTTGACGTAGTAAATGCGGAACGGCTGCATCCCTCTTGGTGTGGATGCGTAGAGAATTCGCCCACGCTCGATGCGTTTCCACTTGCCGCCATCATCGTATGGGTGCTTCAGCTCCAGTTCATACGCCCCGTTTAATTCTTCCGTTACAATACAAGAGCCGGGAACCAATGCCCCCAGCCCGATTGTGTCAAATGTCTTTGCCGTTTTTTCGTGAATGGTAATCATAACATCACCCCATCATGCCGACCAATTCCTGATACTGCTCCTCCGTGATGCGGTTCGCCATGAGGAATACGTCTAATTTGTTCATCATATCCTCTTTGTTGTATGCCCCTCTGCTAATCAGCTTTTTCAGTCTTGCGTATGTCATAAATATCTACTCCTTTCAAATTTCAAGTTCCTTCATGCAGACCAAATAGTCTACATTGATTGCTGTGTCTAAAATCGCCTGTTCGGTTTCGGATAGGGGCGGTTCGGGGGTGGGTTCTGGTTCGGGTGGCGTGTATTCCGAAAGCGTACCTGTTTCAGAATCATAAATCATGCCAAGCGTAACCGTATCGTCACAAGGAATGGCAGTCACAGGATTGCCCGATGGATCTGGTGGATAGTAGGGTTCTACTTCTTGGTTCTTCAGAACGTCAATCACTCTGTTTTGTAAAATCATTGCATAGTTTTTCACATTTCCACCTCCTTACCATTCGATAATAACAATGCCGTCTCCACCGTTGCCAGCTTTACTATAACTACTGGAACTATTCCCTACACGCTGCGCACGACCGCCGCCGCCGGCACCTGTTCCTCCGTTGGTAGCATCCTTACCAATGGTATACTTGCCATTGGTACCACCATCTCCACCATTTCCAAAGCACGCACCTCCGCCCTGACCGCCAGTACTACCAGAACTTCCACCACTACTAGTACCCTGAAGACCAGCAATCGCAAATACGGTATCCTCTCCTCCCTTTGTGCCTTTATGTATTCGCGTATTGTCACCACCTTTAAAACCTCCACTAATCGTAATCAGATTCCCAATTATTGTTGTGCCACCATCGGTAGCCTCTATTTCTGGATCGCTATTAGCATCTTGCCCAAGACCACCTTTTCCGACAGTAATCGGTATAACTGCATTCGGCTCAACACTAAAAGCTCTTTTTACAATATAGTCAGCTCCCCAACCTCCGCTTATACTTTTGCCACCGCCACCACCTCCACAGGCTGTAATCAAAATCTTATGCACACCGGCAGGAACGGTAAACGTGCCATCCTCGGTAAAGGTTTGTGTGCCGTGTGCAGGAAGCATCTTATCCAATGGCAGAAACCCACTTGTCCCAATCGTACTATTCAAATACGCCTTAATTCCCTTCTGCAAGCTGGATTCTACGTCCCCGCGCTGTGCCAGCATTTCCAGAATCCCCCAGAAGGTATCCACGCCGTACTCCGCCGCCTTATCCCCCGGCTCGCCAAAGGTTGTGGCAATCTTGTGCATGGTGTCCAGTGCATCTTGAATCTCTTGAAACAGCACCACCAGAACGCCGTATTCGTTCTCGCTTTCCACCGCATCCGTCCAAGGAATTGCCGCCGTTACATAAATTTCAAACACCTGCGTAGACAAAATCTGACCGCCTGCGTTCCATACGGAAATCTGTGCCTCGACCGCCTTTGCCTCCGAAAGAATTTCATTCGTCAATGCAAATTGGCATCTGCCTGTTTTGGCATCCGTCACTTCCCCTTGGTTGAAAAATGTGCTGCCGTCCGCCTTTCTGAATGTGATGCGCACCTGCTCGCCCGTCAGATTGATTGCCACACCGTTTTCATACAGGCATACATCCAGATATCTGGATTTTGTATCATGCTGCACAGGGCGAATTCCGATGCTGTTCGGCTTTTTGTTCACATCAATTTCTAGCCGATTATACGTTTTTGCCATTTTTCTCACTCCTTTCTGTTTTCCGCATCAAAAAAGCACATCCGTTTTATTTTCAGATGCGCCTTTCTTGACAGAATATCTTTCTTTTGCTATCATAAGCATAAGAGAAGGATTGCCACCTTTCGCAGGGCGGCTAGTCCAAGTAGTTGGTTTTAGCCGTCTAACTTCGCAGGTTAGGCGGCTTTTTCATTATTTCTTGTTATGAAACAAGGAAATAACTCCGATGATTACTAAGCAAAAAGTAAATAACCCTTCGTATGTAACCATAAGCGTCACCTCCTTCACGGGAAGTGACTAACCGCCAGTTGGCAATCCTTCATTTATACCATACCATAAATTTCATTTTTCGACAACTACAGCCATCTCCAACGGGGCTGTATTTTTATTTTGCTGACATGCCCCGTCCAGCGAATTTCGTTTTTCCCGACCTCAAACCTCGGAAACTCCGCGCCGCCGTATTTGCCGTTCTGGTTGGCGTTTCCCTTGAACACCTCCATCATTTCGCTGTCAATGGTGATACTGTCCTGCACGCCGTACAGGGGGAAATCCTCCCCGTTGATGTTCAGCGTAATATCCCCACTGCCATAAACCGTAATGAGCGGTTCGCTGTATACTGTGCCGCTGTTGCGGATGGTGGTCGGGGCAGTCAATTCTAAGGCATCCCCTGCGGCATTGACGCTGTATTTGAAGGGCTCAACATCAAACTGCACCAGAAAATCATTGATATTTTTCAGAATACTGCCAAACTCAATCTGATTTTTGATATACGCACGATACACCTTATCAGGCTCACTGGAAAAAATAACCTCTCCGAACCCCGTCAGCCAACCGCAAACCTCGTCAATCTGACTTCTGTCCATCACATGACATTCGGCATCCTTGGTATAGTTCTGGTACGTCTTTTCGTCCTCATGCAAAACACCGTTCCTGCCGCTGACTTTGATTTCGTTTATCTTCCTCTGCGGAATGAAAATAGAGGGTGCTTTCAGCATCACAACGCCCATATCCAGTGAATTGACACCATTCCAGATAAAATATTGATACATCAAACTGCACCCCCTACCGCACTTACACGCCGTTTCCTGTAAAATTCCATTTCACGCATGAAATCCTCTGTTGTTCTTTCGTCTTTGTTTTCAACAGTGCCGATATATACGTTGAAATTTTCCGTTCTGTTTCCTTCGTTGCCCTTTTTATATCTCTCCGCTTCAGGCTGTGTCAGCACCCGTTCGCCCTTATGCAAAATCGCACGGTATCCATCAAACGGCACCTCTCGCAGTCCTGTTCTGTGACTACCGTCCGAACCGCCATCGCCCATGCCTGCCTCGTCCTTCGCCGCCTTAATGGCATCCCGAATTGCCTTCACAATGGCATTTACAATACTGCTTTTGCCGTCCTTGATACCATCTGCAACGCCGTCTGTAAGAGCTTTCCCGACATCGTTGAAATCCTCCGCGTAGCTTTTCGCCTGCTCCACAGCGTTCATTGCCAGTTCTTCCATTTCCTCAGAATAGAACTGCTGTGCCGCTTCATTCGCCAAGCGTCGCTTTTCCTCGAATTTCTCGACATATTCCTCAAATTTTCCGACCTCGAGCCTGTCCAGTTTCTCCGTAAAATCAAGCGCATCCTCAATATTCATATCCGCAATCTCGGAAAGCAGTCCGCTGGAAAGACCTTTCTCCTTCAGCTTTTCAATCTGTTCGTTATACTGCTGAATTTTCTTGATGCTTTCATCCAGATCTGTCAGCTTGAAAATTTCTTTTTCGCTGTTCTCGTCCTGCACTCTGGTAAACAGCTCGCCGTAATCAAACAGCTTGTCGCTCAGACTGGATTCCTTCTGCTCGATGGCAGAAAGCTCGGATTCATATTTCTGCTTAAATTCCTGCAAAGCCGTCAGGCGTTCCTGTAATTTCTGCTGTTCTGCCGTCCGCGCCGCTTCCAGCTGCTTTTTATTCCAATCCTTTTCCAGTTTGGCAATTTCGTCGAGAATAGATTTTCTGTTTTTCGGCTCCGCTTTTTTCAGCTCCGCCTGTTTCTTTGCAAGATTTTCCTTATACTGCGCCAGTTCCTCTTTGGCGCGCTCGTCCTCTGCCTCCTTCTGGATTCTGGAAATTTCAGCATTTACCGCGTCAATCTCATCCGCAATCGCGGTTTTGATTTTCTCCGCCGTACTCTTTACTGTTTCCGCCGGAATGGTATCCATTTCCCCTGTAATGACAGCTTTGATTTTTCTGATTGCAGCTCTTGCCGCTTTAGCAACAACATTGTCCTTCTCGAATCTGATTGCGAGCCCCTGCATCACAAAACCGCAGATTTTTTCAGACCATTTCGAAGGAGAGTGGGTATCGAAGCCATCCTTACCCGTGAACCAACTCTTGATTTTATCGACTACGCCTTTTACTTTACCTTTCAGCCAGCCGACCTTATCATTGATACCATTCCACAGCCCCATCAGGACGTTTTTGCCGATACTGACAAAATCCGAAACCTTACCGCTGAACCACGAAACCAGTTCACTCCATGCCGCCTTGATATCACTCACGGCATTTTTATAGTAGGCAATCCCACTCTGGAACACGCCGATGATTCTATTGATTGCGGCGTTCACCTTATTCCCGACTGCATCAAAAACGGCGTTGACCTTATTTCTGAATTCCTCGGAAGTATTATAGGCATGAATCAGCTTCAGCACCAATGCCGTAATAACCGCAATCACAATCGTTACAGGCCCACCAATAGCGGCAATCGCAATCTTGACCGTACCAAGAGCCGTAGCCACCGCAGGGGCAATCGTCATAATCGCTCCTATGGATTGTATCAGCGTGCCGATGATAATTATCACGGGGCCCAATGCTGCCAGAATCGCCATAACGGCAACAATAACCGTCTGCGTAGCAGGAGACAGATTACTGAACCGCTCTGTTAGGGATTTCACTGTTTCCGCAAGCTGTTCCAATAATGGCGCAATCGCCTCCAGTGCCGCCGAACCAAGCTCTATGCCTGCGTTCTTCACTGCATTCAAGCTTTCCTGTGCCTTTGCGCTTGGCGTACTGAGTGTTTCAAGGGCATCGGCTACATTCCCTGTGGAATCCTGCATATTCCCCAATTCATCATTGAAAGCACCTACACCGGACGAAAGAATAGACAATGCACCTGTACCGGCTTCACTGGAACTCCATAAGCCTGCCAGAGCCTCAGAATCACCGTTCACGCTGTCATTCAGAATACCGAGAACATCCCCAAGGCTCATGCCGTCATTCATAAGCTGTCCGAAGGATTTTCCCGTTTTGCTTTTCAGAATCTCGCCCACATCGGAACCGGAATCCCCCAATTCATTCAGCATGCTTTTCAGATATGTGCCTGCCTGCGCTGTGGCGACACCGTTTTTTGTCAACTGTGCATACGATGCGGCAAGGTTTTCAATATTTACCCCATAAGCAGATGCCAGAGGAATGACCTGCCCCATGCTCTGGGATAGCTCATTTACCGTTGTCTTACCATCATTCTGTGTCTGAATCAGAATATCAGATAACCTTCCGGCATCTGATGCCTCCAGACCGTACGCGTTAATAATAGTGGTTAATACGTCAACAGCATCCGCCGTTTCCAGAAAGCCTGCTTTGGCAAGACCAACCGATGTGCCGACAAAAGAAACAGCATCAGCAGTATCTACAGATGCCGAAATTGCCTGATAGGTTGCATCGGCAATCTCGCCTGCACCTCTGCCTGTCTCTGTAGATAATTGCAGCATATCATCTCTGAGTTTTTCGAGTGGTACGCTTTGCAAATCTGCAACCGTACCTACCTTCGCAACCGCATCCGTATAGTCACTTGCAAGCTTCACAGATGCCCCAAGAGCGGCAGCGGATGCGGCAGATGCAACACTTACTTTCTTCCCGACAGTTTCAATCTTGCCGCCAAGCTCCTGCACATCTTCCCCTGCCGCCGCAATCTGCTGTGCGGACACGCTGCCGAAATTCTTCATTTCCTTAGTAAGATTTTTCAGGCTGTTTTCCGTTGTTGAAATCTCCCGTACCAGACGGCGGTATTGCTCCTGATTGACCTCCGTACCGTTTGCCATGTCCTTATCGGCTTTTTCCTTCGCCGCCTTCAAGGATTCCAGCTTGCTTTTTGTTTCCGATACGGATTTTGTCAGCAGTTCTTGCTTCTGCCGCAGAAGGTCGGTGTTCTTCGGGTCATGCTTCAATGCCTGATTGACGTATTTCAACTCATTCTGCAAATCCTTTGCGGATTTATTCAGCTCCGCTAAGCCGCTTTTGAATTTCTTGGTATCCGAACCAATCTCAATGGTAATGCCCTTAATGTTCCCCATGCTCTGCCCCCTTTCCGAATTTTCCCCTCAATGCCTTTCTGTCCGGCTCCGTCTGGCTCAGTATCCAACACTGTTCCAGATAGTCCCTGCCGCTTTCCGTCTGCTGTAAATTGAAGATATACGCATCCCTTTGCAGTCCGAAGTAAATATCAATCGGCAGGCGTTCCACTTCAAAAAAATCGAGCCTTGCGTAGTCCATGACGATTTTTTCGGACAGAGAGAAAACCTCGTAATGCGAATCCTCACCTGTGTCGCCGGGGATGGAGGGCAGTCTTAGTTTGGGTCTGTTACAACGTCTTTTACGGAACCCAGATAATCCTTCAGCAGTTCCACCGCATCTGCAAAGTCAAACATATCCTCAATTTTCTGCTGCGAATATCTTCTCTTTTTATTCTGATTGATGATTGCAGTCAGCAGAGAATATACCTCGCCGATGTCGCTCATCTCCTGCGCCGCTGTCAGCCGGTCAAATATCTTTTTGCTCGGCATAGGCAGAACCGCCACAAAGCCATCATGCAGCTTAACCATGTATTTTTTCTTTTTTCTCGTTGTAAAATCTAACATTCCTTTTCCACCTCACAAAAATGAGGGGCTGTTGTGCCCCTCTCCTCACGCAATGCTCGTGTCCGCTTCCTTGAACAAAATCAGTGTGCCTTCATTATCCTGTGGCTGTGCCTTAAATTCCGCATTGATGACAGTTTCCTTGTCCTTCGCAAAGGACAGCTCAAATCCTGCTTCGTTGCTGCCGACGATGGTCACACGAATGTCACCGTCCGTCTTATCCTCATGCACGAAATGCAGAACGTATTTCTTGCCGTCGTTGTTGCTCAGACCGCCGATTTTTACAGTTCTGGTCTTTTTGGCTGTATCCTCTGTCACTCTGGCTGTGGGTGTCAGCTTTTTCAGCGTTTCGCCGTTCCATGTCATTACGCCGCTTTTCAGAATCGCTTCTTCATCCGTAATGATTTTCTTGGAAACGAAATTCAAATCATCCTTCGCTTCGTAGAAGGTCGGCTTATAGGACAGTGTCGCACCGCCCTGAATATAGCCCAACAGCTTAGCCTCCACCTCAATGGCTGCATCCTCAGGCAGCTCCCCTGTAAATTCATCCACATACAGCTTACCGCTGCCAAGTACAATTCTTTCCATTAGTTTTCCACCTTTCTTGTAATGTCAAATGCAAATGTTACCAGATACATTTTTTCCTTCTCGATGTAGATTTCCGTTGCATCGTAACGAATCCCAACAGAATCCAACGCCTTCTCAATTTTTTCCTGATTGGCAAAATCCTTCCTCGCCGAATAAAGCTCCACAATGTAGCTATCTTTTCGCAGGAAGTTTCTGCCATCCGAACCCCAAGCGGCTTCTCCGTCCTTCAGATAGACGATGTAGGGCAGCGCGGGGCCTTGGTCTGCCTCATAAAAATAGACCTCAAGCCCTGTACTGCGCAGCAGCTTATATAACTCACTTTGCCGCATCCTCTATCGCCTCCCTTACCTGCTTTTCGTATTCCCGAATGACCTGTTCCTCTACGGGCTTAATGTGCGGGATTGCCCTTGTCCGCTTGCCGTTTGCCGTCACATGACCATGCTCCAGAAGGTGTGTCAGCCGATACCGCTTTTTATTGTGAACGATATACTTTGCATTTTCACCAAACGCGCCTTTCTCTCTTGTCACGCCCCAGCTTTTTGCATATTTGCCTGTTCTTTTGGGGCTGGTCTGTCGCAGCTTTTTCGCGGCGGCGTTTGCAACGGCTTTTCCGCAGGCATCTGTGTTTTTCACAATCTCCGCCTCATATTCGGAAAGCAGTTTTGCAATCTCATCCGATAAAGCATCAGCCTTTATACTCATATAGACCACTCCTTGCCTCGCAGTAAAGCTCTGTGTGATGGAAATCGTTTCGGAACCGATACACGCTGTATAACCTGCCCCCAAACCGCAGGACTTCCTCCTGCTCATATTCGCCGTATGGAATCCGCAGACACAGGGCAGGGCGCAGTCCCGTTTCTCTGCACTTGAAAAATTCGCTCTGGTTGATGGGCAATTCCTCTGCAAACACTTCTCGCTCCTCGTAAAACGTCTGCTTCATGCCGACCTCATCCCGTATCGTTTTTTCTACCAACAACGTCACAACATCGTTATACATGATACTCACCACACAAACTCAATCCGTTCCGCATCCCTTTGTAGGCTTTTTCGTACCGCTCGCCCTCGCCCATGAAGTCATACTGCCATTTGAGGTACAGCTCAAACACCTTTTGAATTGCGGAATCCTCCTCGTTAATGACAGTAATGCCGACACGCATCATGTCTTTTTTGCAGGCATCCACGTTATACTGAATTTCTTCATCCAGTTTGTTATGTGAAATGCGCAGTGCCGTTTTCAGCCTTGCTAAATCTGCCATCCCTTACGCCTCACTTTCCACAATCTCCACAGTAAATTCCACAGCTCCTGCGGATGTTGTCACCGTAAAGGTTTCCGTGCCGACAGGGAATTTCTCCAGATAAGCCTTTTTCAGCACAACCGCAGTGCCGCCGGAAACAGACCAGTTCGCCCCGCCTTCCTTTGGCACATCTGCGCCGTTATGCAGCAGGGCTGTAATGGTCTGACCGCTTTCGGCGGCCGTTACGGTAATATCTGCATAATTTTCACTGTCTGTGCGCTTATCAAACGTGCCGCCGCTTACTGCGTTACTTTTTTTTTAAGAATCAGCACGCCGTTGGGGTCTGCCAACTTCCCGTCACAAACCAGAGTGACCTTCACCTTTTCCTGATTGTTGTCATTATCTCTCCAGCGGTCGGTGCGCATCTGCATATTTGTATTGACGATGTAATCATTCAGATTCACAAACACACCGAACACCTCGCCGTCGGATGCCGCTGCAAAGCTTTCCAGCACATCCTCCTCTGTTGTGATAACCTCCTTGCCGCCGAATCTGTAGGTTTCACCCTCGGTAATGCCGTAGTTTACTCTTGCAATAGGCTGACCTGTGGAATCCACCATACCGTCAATCTGTGCATCAAAGGTGCCCTGTGCAAATACGAACACGCCGTTTCTATAGGCTTTTTTCATCTTGGCGAATACCTTTTCCTTCCACGCCTTCCAGCTTGCGACATCCTCCGCTGTCATTTCAATGACGTTGCCTGCGGGGACTCTGCTGTCCTTCGTAATACCAAGCATCTGACCGCTGCCTGTACCGGCGATAATGCCCTTATCCAGTGCGGCAATGATAGCCTCTACCGCCAGAGGAACAAACATTTCGGTAAACTCCGCAAAATCAACCACATTTGCAATCAGGCTCTGTGCGATTTTGCATTCCAGACCGTAATAGCTGAAGGATACCTTTTTGTTGGCAGTTACCTTCTGGTCTGTGGATGCAGAGCCGTCCGCAACCCAACTTGCCGTAGGACACAGGGACAGGATAGGGATTTCCACGCCGCCCTGTACGTTTGTTTTTCTTACTCTCGCATACAGCTCGCCATGCGCTTTCAGCTCTCTGATAAACTCCTTTATCACGGTTGTTGGAATCACCGCTGTGGTCTCCGTAACCGTTGTTACGGCGTTCTGCAGCTTGCCTGCAATGGCATCCTTGTACTTGATGGGCAAAGCCTCACCGCGGCACACCAGATTCATAAAGGCATTCTTGTAGTCATCTGTATCGAATACATCCTTTCCCGCTGTGCTGCCGGTAGAACCGACCACGCCATCCGGATGCGCTGTCCCTCTGCCCTGCATGGCGGCAAGGTTTGCCTGCGCTGTTGCAAAGGCTTCGTATTCGTTATCCATCTGTTCCACTTCTGCCATTCTTGCATTTGCGCCCTCTGTATCGCCATTCTGCAACAATTCCTCCGCGGCATTGCAAAGAGCCTTTCTCTGTGTTCTGTAATCCTCATAATTTTTAAACTTCATGCTTCATTTCTCCTTTCAATCTGAGTAATTTTAATTTTGCAGTTACAGTTTTAACTTCTGCGTTTTCCTCTCCCCTTGCAGGAAGAAGATCCTTCAGCTTATGAATGGTCTGTGCGGACAGCACACCGATACCGTTGGTCAGCGTCGGCGCGGATGCAAACATAACCTCATCCACAAAGCCATATTCCACCGCCTTCTGTGCATCCATCCACGTTTCCGCATCCATAATACCTAGCAGTTCTTCCATGCTTTTGCCTGTCTTTTCCAGATACGCCGCTGCGACCGCTTTATTTGCCGTCTGCAAAATCTCTGCCTCCTGCTGCATATCATGAAAATCCCCTGCGGCAGAGCCGGAAACATTATGCACCATAAACAACGCCGTCGGGCTGATTCTGGAATGTCCTGCCTGTGCAATCACAGAGGCAGCACTGGCGGCCAGACCAACAATATTGATTTCCACTGCACCTGTGTATGCTTTCAGAGCAGTATAGATTTCACTGCCCGCAAACACATCACCACCGCCGGAGTTGATTTCCACAAGGAGCGGCTCCCCGTTTGCCTCACCGATAGCGGCATTGACATCCTTCGGGCAGGTTGCATCCATGCCGAACCACTCATAAATCCACTTGTCCGCATTTCCGACAATCGTCCCCTTCACCTCGATTTTCCTCACTCTTCCTCACCTCCTTCCATAAAGCCTGTATCCTTGCGCCGCAGCAGCCTGTCTCCGCCGTCCACAGGTGCCATATTCAGCACCGCACGCACCTCGTTCGGTGTCATAATGCCCCTGTCAACATACTGCACCAGCTCCAGCTTTGTTTTCATGCTTGCAAAGGTCAGATTAGAGCACTCGAAAACAATCTTATTCCCGAAGGCACGCTCCCTTCTGGTAAACAAACGGCTGCTGTAGGTTGCACTCATCTGCGTAATCATCGGCTCGATGGCATTTTCATAATACGCAATCCATTCATCTTCGGTATAAAGAGAGCTGACGATTTTCTCATTCGTATTGAAAAAATCATAGATACGCTTGATAATACGGTCTGTCTGTGCGGCATTTGGCACATAGTCCTTTGGTTCAATCCGCTGTACATCCGCCTTACTGTCCACACCTGCCGCGCCGAAGGTTTCACTTTCCACAGAAAGATAGGTATCCGCAAATTCCTGTACATTCTTCCGTACATCATCCGGGCGCATGGCATTGGTGAACCGCAGCAGCCAACGAATCACGCCGCTGTTTTTGATTGCCTTCACAAAGCCCTGATCCATAATGCTGACGCACTCCATCAACTGAGAAAGTGCCTCCATCGGGCTTTCCCCGAAAATATCATCCTCGTTGAAATCATCACGCAGATGAATGATGTCACTGTATGGGAAGGTGCTTTCTCTCCCATTCAGAAACACAAACCGCAGAAATAATTCATTTTCTTTGTAGAACGCCTCTACACTTGAGCAGGGAATCGGGTACAGTTCCACAGGCTTTTCAAATTCATCCCGTACAATCAGAATAAAAGCGTTATGGTTCAGTGCCAGCTGGTTTGCCACCTTCTCCTGCAGCATCTGCCCGCTCATCAGCGGATTCGGCTCCTCCAGCAGAAAACGGATATAGGCATCCGGATTGACCTCTACCCGCTCCCCCTCCTGCGTTCTCGTGGTGCGGATATGCTTTGCAACCGCCTTACCGATGGCTTTTGTTTTCGGGCGGATACAGGCACGCACCACATCGGAATGGTATAGCCTGCCGTTCCACGCATAAAAGCCGTTCCCCCTCTCCTGCACCATCTTGAAAGTTTGCTTGCTCATTTTTTGCACAATTCTGTTCCATAAACCCATTTTCTCACCTCCTTAAATCAGACTTTCAAATTCATCTCTTTTATTGCAATACACCACATAGGCATCCAGAAGTGCCGCTGTGCCGTCAATGCGTCTTGTGCGCTCATCGCTCTTGACAGGCTGCACGTTGCCGTTGACATCCTTCTTTTCCTCGGTGTTAATCAGACACCATTTATCAATCGGATTGTTGTTGTAGACGATTTTCTTTTCCTGAAATTCCGCCTTTAAATCCTTCATCGGCTGGGATAATGTCAGAACCCCCTGCCGAACTTTAACCATGACGTTTCGCCCGAACTCCTGCTCAAATGCCGCCAGCAGCTCATCCGAGATATGCCAAGGGTCATAGCCGATATAAAGCGGATAAATATCTTCTCTGTCCCTTAATTCGCAGAACCAATCCAGAATTACCCGCTTATTCACGCGCCGACCTTCGCAGGTACGCATCAAGCCCTGCGACACCCATAAGCTGTACGGCACGCCGTCCCGTTCCCTTCGGTCTCCTCGTTCCTCCTGTTGGTCCAAAACCGCCTGCGGAATCCAGTACATCTGCTTAATGTAAAGCTTATCATCCCCACGCCGTTTGCAGATTGCCTTTGCGGCGTTTAGGTCAATGCTGTCCGCAGCATCAAAGCCGCCAATGCAATAGCGAAATGCGCCGCCCTCCGGCAACAGCTCCTCATTGTTTAAGTCCTCAAACGTCAGCCATGCAGACTGTGCCGTCTGTGGAATATTGAAATCCTTTACCAGAACCGTTGGCTTGAAGGATGGGTCATTCTTCGCCTTCTGCACCATTTCCTCCAGATATTCCTTTTTCTTGATGGTGCCAAGACCGGGGTTTGCCTTTATCCACATCTCCGGTTTGTCCCATTCGGAAGCATCGTCCAACTCATAGATAAACGGCAGAAAGCGCGGTGCTTTTATTTTCCCGTCCAGCACCTTTTTTGCGTATTCATACTGCGCATCAAAAATGCCGCTGCGGACAAAGCCGTTTGTGGTAATACAAAAAAGCAATGGTTGTTCTCTCGCACCCATTGCCTGTTTAATCAAATCATAGATATCTCTGTTTTTAATTGCCGCCAGTTCATCAATGATGGCTCCATGCACGTTCAAGCCGTCCAGACTGTTTGTGTTGCTTGCCAGTGCCTTAATAAACCCAAGATTGGAAGGCGCATATAAATCCGCAGCACGTTTGCGGATATGCTTCCGCAGGGTCGGGCTTTGCCGCACCATCTTGTAGCACGCATTAAACCCAAGCTTCGCTTGGTTCAGCATCGTTGCAACGTTGTAAATCTCCGGCGCACCCTCTCCGTCATTCAGCAGTAAATCCGTTTCCACGGCGGCACACTCGGTTGTTTTACCATTTTTCCTGCCTTCCACAATCATCACTTCGTTGTACTGTCTGAGGTTATTGTCATCCACAAAACCAAAGATTGCCTGCAGCCTCGCCTTCTGGAATAGCTCAAGCTGTAACGGCTGCCCCAGTTTGCCTGTCGGCTGCTTGCAGAAACGCTCAATAAATGCGATATGCCACTTTGCAACCTCATAATCGAAATGAAATTCCCCGGGGCTCGCAAACTGATTCAAAAGCATTTCACTGACCCGCTTCATTTTGTCGCAGGCAAGAATCGTGCCATCATAAAGCGCCGAAAAATATTGTTCAAATTCCGTCATTTGCTATCACGCTCCCGCCGGAACAAAACAAGCTCATCCACCGCCGCTTCATCCGTTTCGGGCATCAGATCCAGAAGCTGCTTGATTACACTGGAATAATTTTTAATCGTCGCGGTGTAGATTTCAACCTCCGGAGCCTTCTTCGTCCCCCACTGGTTTTCACCGTTCTGGTACTCCGAAATATATCCCTTCTCCTCAATGTCCGTTTGCAGATGATCCAACTGCTCCGCCATAAAGGCAGCATTGTCTATCAGCTTTTCCACAATTTTCTTTTTATTTTCCGGAATTTCCTTGAAGATACGTTTCAATTTCCGCATTTCCGCCGCTTTGATTTTTCCTTTCTCCATTTTCTCACTTCCTCTCTTTTCCGCCCTTATACTACACCCCCCACGCGCACGCACGCCCGTTGAAACAGTAGTCCACTCCTCGGTCTCCGTACTGCCAAACCAAAAATAAAAATAGGGGGGGCTATTCCATTTTTCTTTTGTCTATCGGCTGTCCCTCCGCATCGAATCCACAGCAGCATCCCTTCCGTTGGACGAAGTGTCCTTCTTCCTCATCGTGGCAAAGCTTGCAGACATATTGCAGGTTGTCAAAGGACAGCGTGATGTTTGGGTCTGTGATATTGGTCGGCGTTAGCATTTGTTTGTGATGGACAATGTAGCCCACACGTTCTCCGCATATCTCACACATTCCGCCATCCACCATGATGCGACTGTCTATGTATGCTCGCCTGCACTTCTTCCACGCCGCCGAGTTGTAGAAGCCTTTTGCAAATTCCTTCATTGTCTTTCTCCTTTACCGCAAATAAAAAATCCCGATAAGCATTGTAGCTATCAGGATTTCTTTTGATTTCTTTTCATATTTCTATTGACATTTACTCTTTTTCGTGTTATTATATAAACAGAAAGGAGGTAGTGCAAAATGAAAAAAGACAAAGACTTTAAGCTAAAAATTGTCGAACTTGTAATCCAAGCAGTTATTGCCCTAGCCGCTCTGATTACAGCCATCAAATCTTAGCAAGTTCGGGGAGTAACCCTCCCCTCACTTCTTAGATAAAGTCAATGTCTCATGTTTATTATAACCAATCGAAAGGAGAATGACAATGAAAAATAAGATCTCTGTTTTCTCGCTCCTATTCTTTTTTATCTATGCGGTACGCACAGGCTGGACACCGATTTTAAAAATCCTTGTAATTTTAAATTCTGCCCTTGTGCTTTTACAGACAGCTTTACAATACAAGGAGGTTCTGCATAATGCCAGAAAATGAGTATATCTCTGTTACCCAATTCGCCCAGAAGTTCGGTAAGGATGTCGGCAATGTCCGCAAGCTGATTAAGGATGGTCGCATCCCTGCAATCAAAATCGGGAATCAGTGGGCAATCCCTGCCGATGCTGAACCTCCTGCCGATAAACGCGTGAAGTCCGGCGAATACCGCAACTGGAGAAAGAAAAAGGATTCTTCCGAGAAGGACCGCTGATGCGGTCTTTTTCTTTTTTTCTCCATGATACTACTATAACACAAAAGTACGTCCCTTTTGTTACCCTTTTTTCTTCGAGAGAAGATAAAAGAATTTTCTTCTTGCCTCGTAAAATTTTCTGCGTCCGACAGGTATACCTAAGTACTCCAAAGGCACACCGTCCGCTACGTTGCTGAGGATGTATGTATAAATCTCCGCATCCGCTTCAATCGCCGTCTGCTCAATCATCTCTAAGTCCCGCTGCAGCTCCGTTCTTCTGATTGCTGTGCTCGCGGTCTTATCCGAAAGCTTGCCGCTACCACCACCGCTGAGCGGAGGTGAACCGACTTCCGTAATCGACCGCAGGAGCGATTGCTTTTCTCTGTATTGACGGCAGAAATATTTTAATTCTCTGTAGCGGTTGCCGGAGATATTATATCCGTCAAGCTTTAAATCTCTGTCCTTCATGGCATCCCCTCATTCCCATAATCTTTATTTCTTCAATATTCTTTCCCACTTATTCTAAAACATCTGCAAACTCACCATAACTTTTAGCCCTCCTCGGTCAGTTTTTCTGTCATTATTCAGCGCGTAATTTTAACTCTTAATACCCCCTTTTTCTTTAGGTGGATTTTCATTTTTTGTTCAAAACCTTGAAAATCATTGATTTTTCGGGAAATATTCCCTATCAAAAAATGCCAAACCCATGCCAAACTGCCAATACCCGTTTTGGCACTCCAAAAACCGTAATTTTCCAAGAAAAACACAGGTCATTGGGATGTAAAAAAGAAAGAATCTGATCGCACTTTTCCTCTCTTTTTACTCTGGCAGCTACCGGTTTTTTTCGATAAAAAATGTACTCTCCCATGGTTTATTTACCTGTTTTCTTCTCTCATTCTTTTGTTTAAAATGGTCTGCCTGCTGCTGTAATTTCTCCGAAATTTACCATGACTTAATACCCTTCGCCTCGTTCACACTTAGCCCAATAATCCCTGCACTTTCCCTGCTGTCTGTTGCACGAAAATGTCCTTTCGGATGCTGTGGATACATGAATTCAAACATGGCATAGTTCGCCAAATCGCACCATTTTTTAAAGATTTTTCCCAATCAGCTTGGCTAAATCTTGGATAAAATTTACTTCTTGCTTGTTTAATTCCTTAGCAATTATCCAAGATGACCTCTATCATCTTTTATATTTAATTTCCTTTCCATCTTCCATCAATACCGTAATAGTATCTGGATAATTTGCAAAATATTGCTCGGCATGATATTTGCACTCTTTAATACTTTCTGGTTTAACATGATTCTTTTCGCACGCTTGACAATCGCTTTTTTCTTTGTATTGCGTATTGCAAATTTCACACTGGTACAATTTACATTCCTTCATTGTTTTCACTCCTCCTTCTCTCCAATGCCGCTTCCGCTTCCTCTCTTGTGAAATACAGGTTCTCATAGCCATACGGTTCCCATTCGTCAGCATACTTGACAGCCTTTACCGATACATCCTGCACCTTGTGCTCGCTGATATAAAAATAGTGGTTCGGTACGGTTTCTTCGAGGATTTCATACACCGTATCTTCGACCTTGCAGGGCAGCACCAACAACCGCCCCTCAACATCCGCTTTCACCATCCGCAGAATGTTTTTATAAAACACCTTCTGTTCCGTGCAGAAGTCCATGCCTGCCAGCTTCTTCGCCATTTCCAGCATCCGTTCTTTTGAAATCTCGATATTCATTCATACCTCTCCTATCTTCATCTGTTCCGCCACAGGCGTTTCCCATTCCACACCGATATAATCCAGCACATGTCCCCAACCGATATCGTACATCCAGAATTTCCATTCCTTCTCGTTCCGCTCTCGCAAGAGGTCAAATCTGTGCGGACGCTTTTCCATGTGTATCCCAAAACCGCACATGCTACAGCCTGTCCGCTGTGCCTTGGTGGTGTAGAGAGTGCCATCCTCTTTTCGTTCAATCGTGCCGTAAATCGCCGGCACAGGCACATCCAGCTCCAACGCCAGCTGTAAAATATCCTGTCTGTTGAAAATCGCAAACGGCGCAGAACGAATCGTGCTCTTGCCAAAATAATTGCATCCGTTGATTTTCAGGCTCTTTGCCCTTCTTCCGCCTTCGGATGCCATCAGCCCCAGATAGGGCACACTGTTGTGTTGCTTCGCCCAATCGTCACAGGGCTTTTCCTTGAGATAATAACAGCACTTTGCCGATACCTTGAAATCCGGCACGCCGTAGCTCACGCCCTCTGTCTCGTTCTCATATCCGCCGAATTTCTCCAGCCATTTCTGCGACAGCTTCATGCGTGAATTTTTCTGGTACCCACCGTATGCGCCCGTCTCGCCTGTGATAATCGCATGACGCACGGTTTTGTTTTTCTCTGATGGATTCTGCAAAAGCTCAATCTTCGATGCAATCTCCTTCGATAACACCGGAAAGCCGAACTCCTGAATGATTTTCGCCTTGTTCCAGACTGTACCGTCCGCCCGCTTCAACGGCTGAACCCGCTCAATTCCGAGCTGCTTATGTACTTCCTGTATACTCCTGTCCTCCAGATGGGACACGCTGATGCCGGGTACATAAATCCCGATGCTCCGCAGGAACAAAAATAGTGTAATGCTGTCCAATCCTCCGACCGATACATGGCAGTTCAGCCCTCTGGCGCAGCACTCGTTGTAAAATTCCCACGCCCTGATGTAGGCGTAGTTCTTTTTAAACTCGTAGTCCATTTTCATTTTTACGTTGAAGTCCGCCATCTTCCGCTCCGCACCAATGGCTTCCATCCGCTCTAATACATTTTGCATTTCTATCTCTCCTTAAAACGGCAAATCATCATCCATCAAAGCATATCCACTCAATCGGTTTACTGCTTTTCTCAACCGGTTAATCCTTACTCCAATCAATCGCCTGTCCGCAGTTAGGACAGAACTTATAATCGTCATAATCTACCTCGTATCTGGTTCTGCAGCAGGGGCATAACCACTCGTCAAATACGATCTCTCCATCCTCGTCATACCCATCACCTTCAAAGTCCGGTTGCTTTGGCACATACTGTTCCAGTGCAGAAATTGCTATACCAATGGCTCCATAATGTCTCTTAAGTTCTTCCAATGATTCCCATGATGGGTTCAATGGACTTCCGGTCTCCATAAAACGATGTTTCAAATATTCCAGAGCTTCTTTTCTTGTCATGCTTATCCCTCCTTAAAACGGCAAATCATCATCTTCAACGCTTTCATCAATCGGATAGAACCCCTCCTGCTCCGCCAGTCCCATCTGCTTTGCAGGCTTATTGGGTGCCGTTGCGGGTCTGCTCTGTTCCGCCACAGGCTTATTCTCCGCATCCCTCTTACTGCCCGTAAAATAGCAATTCTCTACAACAACCGTTGTTGTCCAATGCCTTTCGCCGTCCTTCTCCCAGCTTCTGACATTCAGCCGCCCTTCAACAGCGAACATGGCACCTTTTTTCATAAATTTTTCTGCAAACTCCGCCATGGCTCCCCATGCAATGCAGGAGATAAAATCTGTATCTGCCTGTCCATTCTTTTTGAACCGCCGATTGACTGCTAATGTATATGTGGCGTACTGCTTAGAATCCTCTGAACGCGTCCAATCCATTTTCGGGTCACTCGTCAGCCGCCCCATCAAAATCACTTTGTTCATATCTGCCGCCCCCTTCTCTTGTAATGGCTTACCGCTGCGCTCTTTCGCTTATCCGCTTCATGCAGTATGCTTATCCTTCTGAATCTCTCCAGCTTCTCCGCTTGCCGCTTCCCGTCCCATGCTTTGTATTTCTCGCACGTCCCATGGCAACCGACAGTCCTCTCTTAGCATCCGCAACAGGGGCAGTCCCTTCCGCTTGTGCTATATGTAATGCCTTTGCCCATTCTTAGCCCTCCAAACTAATCTCATACCTTAATTTCATCTGCGCTGGATATAGATCAACCTCCGGTTTTCTTTTTCCCGTCCAGCGCAATCCGCCTGCCTGTCCGATACACTTCCATCCGGCAGCACGCAGGCTTGTTCCATTTTCCGTTTCCAGAATGTATGTAATAACCCGTTTATAGCCCATAGCCCTTGCCGCTCTCCACGCCGCTGCATAGAGCATGGAGCAGGCATTATGAGTCCCATCCGTACAAAGTCGGTTGACCTCTAAGGTCCATCCGTCATCAAGGAAACGTGATACAGGTCTACCCACAATCGCAACTCCTACGATTTTGCTTGTTTCAACATCCGCTACGGCAATGCTGAATTTATGCCCAATGACCTTGCCATGGTGCCTATGATTACGCTTAACAAATTCGTTTGCCTCCGCAAGCGTTATCGGTACTATGTCTAATGCCACGCTCACACCTCCTACAGTAAATAAAACCCACCTGTATCCGCAGGCATCTGCGGTTTTCCTTCTGGTTCATCCCCCAGATAGTTCCTCCCAACGATTGCCATAAATTCTTCTCTGCTGTGTGTCTCCTCAAATTTTCTCTGGCAATCCCGTTTCAGCCGTAAATCAATCTTATGCCCATCCCTTCCATGGACACCCGACGTTCCTCTGTGCCATTCCGGCTTGAGCCACACCCAGAATCCATGCTTATCTGATATCTGCCGCATCCCTGCGCCGAAATAAATATGGTGCCGCTCCAACGGTCCGGTTTCTGTGTCTGTAAAATAGCAGCGTTTACTTTTTCCCTGCAAAATGGAATAACTATGACTGCCTGTTCTTGCTCCCTGCATCTGTTTCCGCTCCTCCCTCATATTCTCCGTAGTCCATGCCGCCCCGACGGACAGCCTTCATATACCGCACCCAACCGATTTCTGCAAAATAGTCCTCGGTCTGCACAATCACATCAAAACCCTTCGGCGGTCTCAGGGATACCTTTCTTTTGGTTTCCTTGATAACCTCCAGCTTCACTTCCGGCTTTTTCAGATTTCTGCTGGTGCTCCAACGCTTTGCACCCTTTCTGATGTTCTCCTTGGATATGTAGCTTGCAAGGCGGTTGTCCTTCTGGTTCTTATACAGCTTCTTAATCAGAACAGTACCTTTACCCCAGACATTTTCTAAAATCTCCGCCGCCTCCTTCATACTCAGCCCTTCAAATCCATTCATCACAACATGATGATGCACACGATTTTTTTTGCCCTGCGTTTCAACCACTGCAATATATTTCAATTTGGAAAATCCATTTTTATTCCGATATCGGTTCAGCCTGTCTCTGAAATTGCTGAATTCCTTTTTCGCCTGTTCCATCGTTACCTCTGCTGCATAGGTCAGCAGAACAAAATAATCATCCCCATTGAAATTGGCATTGATGCTACGTGTTATTTTCTTTCTGGCGATTTGCAGATTCCTTCTTGCCTGTTCCTCGGATGTCAGATTTTCGCTCCGACCTCTTTCGTATTTTTTCCCTATCGTCCGAGGGGAGTAAAATTCCTCCACCTCGTATACATCCCCCGACCGAATCTTTTTCCTATACTTTGGCATTCCCATTCCTCCTTTATATAAATAAGAGCGTGTCCATTCAGTTAATTGCTTTATGGACAGTCTAAAGAGACCGCCGCCTCTTGAAAAAACAGTCTCGGGAATACCGTAAAACCCTTGATAAATCAAGGATTCTGTGTTATATTAGATATAGATATGTACGGTCTCCCAAGACCTTCCCGTCTGCGTCAACAGGCGGGCTTTTTTTATGTCTTTTTCTGTTTCTTCCTATTAGATGTGGTAAGTTTTCCTCGCTTTGCTTCGGAAACCGCTATATTTCGGCGTTTATTCGTCACCTCACACAGCGTTCGCTATACGTTCGTTCCTCATAACCAAACGCCTCAACCGCTACTAGAGCCTGTTTTTTCCTTATATATATCCTCTGCCTTATAAACGGCATCCTGCGAAGAATCTTCTTCCCTGCAATCACACTGCTCCCCATGGTCCAGATGTGCGCCGCAGTCCTGACAGACCTCATACTTTCCTTTATTCCTTCTATCCGTCATGCCGCTCACTCCTTACAAATTATCCTGTACGCTTTGGCAAAGCGATTGCAGAGCCTTT